AAGACTGAGCTGTCCAATTACCCATAGTTGGTTGCTGGAAAGAACCTACAAATATCATCGTGCTGTATTTAGAGCTTTTCTCAATCGCTTTGCAAAAGCTGCATCAAATCCATTTCTTCTTGAAAAAGCTATGCCATTACCAATAGCTTCAAATGGAAATAGTGATTTATATCTTGCAAACTTAGTAAGTTTAGCCACCTGTCTTATCTTATGACCAGCAGATGTACCTGATGCACTTCTTCCATACCTTTCCCATATACCTTCACTTCCTTGATTGCCTTTAGGTTTACCAAAAAAGTATTTATCTTTTTGTCCTTTTATTTTATTTACTGCACCCTTAGTTAAGTTGCCTGACTGATACTTAGCCAAGTTATCAGAGTTTCTTGAGCTAGGTACAATGATTGCAGTCTTTTTAGGAAACCTAGTACCGCTATCAACTTGTAGCTCCATATAATCAACACGTTTTTCATCAACAAATACAACAGCTTCTAAATGCGTTTTCTTTGCCTTCTTAACCCTGAAACCTTTTTGTGTAAATGAGGTTGGATTGTCAAACTTCTGCTTTGTTTGTGCTTTATAAGTTTTATGTAAAGCAAAGGCTGTATCATTTAATGCAAGCATAGTAGCAAATGGTATTTGTTTCTTTTGTATTGAACTTAAACCTTCAGTCACTTCTTTTATGTTATCTCTTACATCTATCCTCATCGCTTTCTCCAGTGTGTTTGTGTTGCGAACTTTAATCCAAACTGTTTAGCTTTACGCCTGACTGTAGATGGATGCACATCATAAGTCATAGCTATATCATGGCTAGACTTACCCTGTTTGATCTTCTGTTCCAATTTATCTTTATTAATTTTCATATTTGATAATTATAAATTTTTGTAGTGTTCTATCAAGCGATTGAGATACCAAACACACTTCTCTAAGTCTTGTATGTTGGCATCTTTATACTTATGTCTATGCAGATATTTAACTGCTGAACCTTCTAAGTAAGCTGGATATTGTCCGCCTAACTGTTGCTTTATGTAGTCTATACATTCAACACCACCCTTATTGTAGTGCGGTGGTTTGTTTACTAAATCTGCTTTCATTTACTTCTCCTTACAATTTCGTTCTTACATTTTTGTATGACCTTTTTCTTAGCACTTGATGATTTAATGTAATCGTTAAGTTCTTTTAGTGTCATACACTTTAGATAGTAATGCTCAGTTCTTGTCTTACCTGTAGCTCTATCTCTTATCTTTTGGCTTGCTTTTAGTTTTGCTGGCATCTTTATTTCTCCTTTTCTTTTTGCCAAATATTGCTTCAAAATTCTTATCAAACTGTTCTTGTTCTATTTGCATATCTCTCCTTTTACTTCCCTTGCCACCATGCCACTTACTCATACGAAACTAACCCTCTTAAAAGTTATATCCATATTCTTCTGCTTAAATGTTTCTTTAGCTTCAAGGTAATCAGGGTGCATAAATCTAAATAGTTCTTCTACGCTAAAAAGCACTACATCCTTATCTGATCCATACAATTCTTTTAATCTAGGAATTTGTGCATCCATATCACAAACAATAGCTATCTTATTGTTTCTGTATTTGTAGCAACGAAAATCATCTTCTAATTCTCTATAGCCATTTGCTTTAGCTTTATCTACTAATGCTTTATATGCTCGATACATCATCTGTATCATTTCTATTTTCTTTTTTGTATGTCCTTCAATGAGTGTTTCATCAAATAACATTTGTGCTTTACAGAACTTAATCTCTAATTGGGTATCTACACATTTAAGTAATCGTTTTTTACCACCCCATTGTTTTTCAATAGAAGATTCATAATCCCTGTAGACTTTTAATTGTTTATCTAATGTTTCTTCTAAATAATTTTTCATTTGCTAATACATATAGTGTGTATATGTGTAGTCCTACGGACTACTACACACACAACACACTTATATAATGTATGCTTACACACTTACACATGCTTACACACTTGTTTACACACCCTCGTTAAACCTTGTAAAATCAGCATCTAACAGCCTATAGCCATTTCCAATTGGATTTTGTTCAACAATTTCTTGTTTAAGCATCCTTCTTAATGAATTATCGACTGTGTATTTTTCATATGGCTCATCATTTGCATTTTTTAAGTGATATATCCCTTTATGTTTGCTGTTAAAAGTAGAGTATGTAAACCATACATCTTCAGGTTTACAGTTATCACTTTTTGCAATTGCCATAGCTAGTGAATACATTTTGTCAGCTATTTTTTTATCAACTTCATTTTCTATTTCTTTAGAGGTTTTAATTTGTTCATCAGTTTCAATTAATAATCCTGAAGTAACCTCATATCCATCACCTGTTAATACCTCTTCGTGAAATTCAAACTTTTTCTCAGCCATACCCATTCCATCTTTATTTTTAGTCTGCTTCATAGTGACTAACATAGAATCTTCGTTATCAGCCTTCGTACCCTTTCTTTCAACAATAAATTCACCATCAATACTGGCATCTAATACAGATGAACCTCTAGCTCTATTCTTATTACCCCTACCAGTGTGATGAACCATCAAAACAGTACAATTGAATGTCTGTATCAACTGATCTGCTGCTTTTATAAACTTATTGACCTCTTGAGCAGAGTTTTCGTCACCTGAGAAGCATCTTTGAAATGTGTCTAATATAATTAAACCAATATTGCCCACATCTTTTTGTAATATATTTATCTCTGCTTCAAGTTTTTCTAATTCTTCTTGTTCGTTTATTCTTGAACCTCTATTTGATAAAAACAAAGGTACGCCAGCTAATGAGCCACCATGAACAGACTGGTCATACGCTCCCAACCTTTTGCGTATGCCTGAAACACCCTCGCCAGCAAGATATACTACAGGAGCTTTCGTTGCTTTATGCCCATAAAAATCACTACCTTTTGCAATAGCACATGCCATAGCAATAGCAATAAATGATTTACCTGACTTAGGATCACCAAATACTGTTACTAATTTTTGTTTCTCAAAACAATTTTCAATTAGCCAATCAGGACTTTCAATTTGTGAAATAACTTGGTCAGCTCTTTCAAACCTTAATGCACCTTTTGGTATTTTTTCTTTTTGTTTACTAACAAAAGTTTCAAAACCTTCAAAAATATCAAAGTAATTACGTTCTGCTGCATCCCATAAATCGTCTTTTTCTGCAAAATCATCAGGTGGCGTAATAATCTTCACATTAGTACAGTTATTTGCTCTTAAATGTTCAGCTATTTCATTTGCAGCTTTTTTACCAGCTTTATCATTATCAGGAAATATCCAAACAGTTCTATTAAAAATAGGTGACCAATCTGTTTTATTCCATCCTGTAGCACCACCATGCCAGCAACAAACATCATAATCCCAAATACGCTCTGCTCCTCGCATAGCTTTCTCACCCTCATTGACTATTACAGGTTTTTCAGGATATTTATTTGTTATATATAGTGGTAATAACCCTTCAGGTCTTTTCATCGACCAAGTGCCATTAGGATTCAAGCTAAAGGGTGCATATTTCATAGGCAACCCTTGATGCCTTAACACCATAAAGTTGTCTGCATATTTAACTTTGACTGATGATTGTCTGTATAGATCAACCATTTGTTCTCTAGAAAATGACCTCACATTACTGGCAACTGGGGAGCTGCCATTTAGTATGGAGTTTTTAGGGGTTTGTAATGCAAGGTCATAACCAAACTGTTTTAGAACTTCTGAGACATCTTTACCATGCTGTTCGATTAGCCACTTAACACCACCGCCTATGCCTTCTTCAAAGTCATAGAACTGTCCTGTTTCAAGATTAAATACTAGTGATCCTTTATTATTCCATCGCCATTCATTAGTCTTTTGGATTTTAGGTTCACCTAGTATTAGTCTTGCAACATCAGGTGCTATTTTTTGCCAATCGTAATCTTGCATCTAGAATGGGATATCGTCTTCAGTTAGTTCTTGTTTATCTATCTGAGCTTGAGTAGCTGCTGCCACTTGTTCGCTCATACTAACTTCGCCATCAGCAATCATTGGCTCTTCCCATACAGGAACAACAAAATCTG